ATGACCAAATAGGCTTTGCTCTGGGCTGGGGCAGTGATGTTGCGTGTTGTAACGCCGTTACTGGCTGTCCACAAGATGATGGCATTACGCGCTTGGTTGGCCGCGCCGTTGGTCGTGGAAAGAGTTACATCTGTATTGGCCGAAAGCGTAGTCGTACCAGCAATTGCCGAATCAATCAGGCCCGTGATGGAATCATTGACCGTTGTGCCCCATGTACCTTGCAGGTCACCTGTGGTCGGAAGGGCAAGACCAAGAAGAGGGGAGAAGTTGGTTACTGCCATTTTTGATCCTTATAGGCCATTCAGGATGCCGATTGCCTGTACGTAGGCTTTACTGGCAGCAGTAGAAGTCTGGTATGTAGGAGCTACACCCGTACCATTGGAAGTTAGCAACTGACCTGATGTCCCCACATTGGTAGAAGCCACAGCATATTCTGCTGGATAGGTTACAAACACATCTTTTGTACCGGCTGAGAATGAAAGAGTCGATGGCTGTGTGGCCGAACTATTGGACAAAACAGTTGTACGCGCCAGCGTTGTACCAGATGTTGCATACGTACCAACACCTACTTCCCATTCATTCCCTGTTTGGCTTGCAATCGTATAAAAGGTTGTGTTTCCGTCACCAATAACAGCAAACGATTGAAAACCTGTAGCCGCGCCCGCAAGCGTGATAGTCCCCGTACCAGCCGTGGTAGTGGTTTCTTTAACACGATCCGCTAATACAAGTGCCATAGTATTTCCTTACACCGTCATTTCAACATTCTGCCAGTTTGGCGTCTCGCTGTCATCAATTGTTGTCCAATAAAAATAATTCATTGTGCCAACTTGACCTCTTGCCGATACACCAGATATTGCCACGGTCCTGCTGGAACCAACTGATCCCACACTGCCTGTAGCCACCACACCATCTTCAGTTGGGCTGTTGGTCTCAGTAACATCTCCCACCGCGCCAGCGGCTTGAACACCCGTCAGAGCAACAAGCCGTTCGCCCATCCCAATCGTACCAACTGCACCAGAAGCTAAAACACCATCTGGGATAGGCGAGAAATCAACAGTACCAACTGCGCCCAACGCTTGTAGCCCGTCAAGACCGAACTCTTTGCCGGGGATAATTGTTCCAACAGCGCCTGAAGCCTCAACACCCGTCAAGCTGGCGGTGTAAGCAAAATCAACACTACCCACCGCGCCTAATGCTCCAACACCTGTCAGAGCAATCAACTGCTCCACTGTAACAGTCCCAACATCGCCATTGGCCAACACCCCAGTTTCGTCTGGGTTGTTAGTTTCTGTGACATCCCCTATCGCACCCAGCGCCTCAATCCCAGTTAGCGCAATAGTGTTGTCTCCGACAACAGTACCAACTGAACCCGCCGCCTCTACTCCCGTAAGCACACAAGCCAGATCACTCGTGACTGATCCTACCGCGCCAGATGCCTGAACGCCAGTAAGAGGAAGAACTATCGTCTGCCCCGCAAGCGAGGCAAACGGTGCTTCAGCGAATGCGGATATTCCAAACATGGCTACTCTAGCGGGTTACCCCGCCAGTCCTATTAGGTTGTAGCCAAGCGGATCAAAGCATTTGTAGTATTGTTTGTTGGCATCGTCAAAGTAAACGTACCAGCAGTGATTGTTTGCGAACCAAAGGTATGAACGCTCACCGCCTTGTCAGCCTGTGTTGAGTTGTAGATCAACACTGCGTCAAACGCTGTAGCCAAGGTCACTGTGGTGTATGTAATGCTGGCCGAAGGTGTGACGAATGCAACACCTGCTGTTGCAGAACTGTTGGTGGCCGTTGGAACGGTTCCCATAGTTACTGCCACACCGCCCGCAGAGTAACCAGTACCCGACACTTCACCTGTTACCGTGTACACAGTGGAAGCGGCATTCATTGTTGCTGATGCCAAGTACAAAGCCGCTTTGAACGAATCAACGCCTGTCCCGGCTCGAATAGGTGCTACACCAAAATTATGGGTAGCGGTCATCAACTCGCCCATAAAACTTGTTGTCATTGCTTGGGTATTTGCCATGTTAGGCTCCTTAGTTAAAAGATGCCGCTTTGGCGGCTAGTGTTACGGATTGCTTTAACGCAACATGAGCAGAGCGGTGAACCAACTCACCATCCAGCCAATACTCAACCCAAGTTGTGTGTTCATGGTCATTATCAACGAAACCCTCTTTTTTCTCAAGAAGAGATTCGTCCATTTCGCCTTTGGTGGTTGTGACCAGTGCCATATTTTCTCCTATACAAGTCTAATGAGTGCGGACGTGCTAGTGTTAGCAGGCATCGTTACGGTGAAAGCGCCGGTTGACGTTACGTTATTTCCGAAGTCCAAAACACAGACAGCGCCGTTTGCGCCAGCTTTGTAGATCAAAGCCCCACGAGCAGTAATTGCGCCAGTCCAAGTAGGGCTTGAGAAATTGACGTAGATCGTACTGCCAGTTGTGCTAAGAGCCGTACTAACCGTGGCCGCTACTACCAGCCCACCAGCCGCATAATTGCCGCCAGAAGTTTCGCCATCAACGGTGTACGCAGTAGTCAGTTGGTTTAACGAGGCCGAGTTTGTGTACAGCGCCAAACGAAACGTGTCCGTTGCAAAGTTCAACGTCCCGTTGATCAACCCAGTGCGCAACGTATTGCAGGAAAAGTTTCCAGTAAAGGCCATCTTAGGTCACCGCCTGTCTGTACTGACCAGAACGATACGCATCCTGACGCTCCATACCATCGCCGAGGCGTTTAGCTTGTGCAAGGGCTTCTTTGTATTTGCCATCGTAAACGGCAAGTATGTCTGTCTCACCCTTCATGTAAGTGTACGCCTCAACCAGTGAGCCATATAGAAGCACAGTATCAAAGTTATCGCCCAACCACGAAGTACCCGCAGTCGTAATGGACTCAGGGTAGTAGTAGAAATGAAGTTCCATCGTGTACACCGCATCGGGTGTGGGGCCAAGAAGAAACGTCAATTCATTTGTAATTGCGTTGCCAACAATGGCTGGGCCAAACAATGCGTAGTATTTCGGAGCGCCTACATCTGTAGTGGGGTTTGGGTATGCCGCACGGATGTAGTTCACGTCTTTGTTCAGCAAGTACTCGTAGCTACCATCTGCGCCGATTGTTGCCAAGGAGTACGTGGCTAGGTAATCGTTTGGAGCCTGCAAATACTTATTGCCAGACTGAACGTTGCCCGTCATGTTTTTACGCAAGAACGGGAACTGCACCGTGTTGTAGACACGTTGTTCTGCTTGCTGAATAAAACGATCAATCTGTTCTTTAGGCGTTTCTATCGCACCGTCAGACACGGTGAACTCCGGAAAATTATTTTCCGTGTACGACTGAATGTTATTGAACAGTTGCGTGTAATTCATATCAAGCCATCGGGCCTCGTGCGGTGATGCCTTTAATAGCTGCGCCATTACCACGTGTAACGATGCCGCTTGTCTTTGGTTCTTTGTATGGATCACGACTGATGTTGCCAACAGACATGTTCACATCATTGGCAGTCAAGCGGTTACCACCTTGGTAGCCACTGTTCTTGATATCTACACCGGCCTTGCCATCCATCGTGTGGGGCGGGGCATAGACATCGGCTTGGCCAACTTCTTTGCCCATTACTTTTTTGCTAAAAGTAGCCATATCAAGCTCCCTTTTTGTAGGTGAACGAAGACTTCTTCTGGTTAGCCACTTTAGCCAGACCACGACCCAGAGCTTTCATCTGAGTATTTGTCTTGCCACCCTTGGCCAATTTAGTCATAGGTTGACCGGGATGCAGCTTTTTCTCGTGCTTATGCACGGCTCCGGCCATCATCTTTTTGTCTTGCGCCAAATCTTTTTTGTCCATGATCGACTCCTTATGTCGTTGTAACCGTAACTGTACCAAGTTCTACCGCCAACACCAAGTTATTTGGCGTTAAAAGCGTATCAAACCCACTTGCCCCGCCAACAGGGTTGTACCCCCACTGGAAGACCCGACTGCCTTGCTCTGGATACCCAAACCCGTCTTGGGTTGTACTGTCCGTCAGCAAAATCTGTAAACCACTTTGACCAGACACTGTATAACTTACGTCAGGACGCGGTTCGCGCACAGCTTGCGGGTCGTTAACTGGGTACATACCCAATTGCAACTGTGGGTGATCTGGGTCCCAGCATGCTGGGCAAACCTTGACCTTAAACGGCTTAGTCTTGACTGTCTGTGTCTTTAATTCCTTGAGCATGTACCTCTGCGCACAACGGTCGCATTCAGCAATCGCACGTTTGCCCGAGGCGAACCGATTAGGCATAGAACATGTTCCTTGGCACGAATCTCAACGGAGAGGTATCGCGGTCTTCTGACTGGGCTAAGTCCCACTGCTGTTCGTACTCTGCCTTCAGACCCATCACGCGCTGGGGGTCAACATCTGGCAGCTTCATGCTCAACAGATAGGCCAACCCGGACACCATACACGGGATAAAGCGGAACGGGATATCTTGCACGGTCACGCCCGTACCAGCGTCTTGAATACGGCGCATGCGGTAGTACACAAACATGTACTGGTTGCCGGGGGCATTTGGCGTTGGCCACACGTTGATTGCGGGCAAGTTCTGCACCGTCAACAAGGCAGCAGGCCCAGCGGTATGTGCTGCGGCAGTCGTGTAGTTTTGCCCACGGGCGCAGTTAAGTAACTGATTGTTTACTGGGTCAACGTTGGGGTAGCTGATTGTCTCGTTACCAATCTTGACAAACCCGGCGGTGGTCAGCCCAGAAACATCAGACACCGTGATTGTGGTGTCCGTGGCTGAAATGTTTGCGGCCAGTGTGACCGTGGTGAGGTTTTCTTGGCCAGACTGGCGGTTGTACCAAACTTGGATTGGGCGACCTTGTGCCAACTTGTTTGGCAGGCTCATGTACGTGGATTCAGAAATGCCGCTGATGTTGATGTCGATCTGGTTAGACGTGGCGTTGCTTTGGCGAATTACCATGTCTAGGAGGTTGATTGTGTCCGTAGGCATGGGGTAGATAGCCTGACCCGTCACCATCGGAATCTGGCCCTGCTCTACAGTCCAGAAGTTCAGACCACGGTTTGCCCACTCAATCGTCAGCAGGTTTAGAGACCGCCGCGCTGTGCGGAAGTTGTAACCCGTGCGGAGTTCTTGACCGCAACGCTCAAACGCCTCCTCAATGAGGTCGTTCATGTCGAGATCAAAGACTGTGGTGCCGGTGGTCTTAGCCATTATCTATACCCTGCCGTTTTCTTTGCAATTGTTTTGGGTTGGGCTACGAATTGCTTCCCGGCGGCTTTTCCTGCCCGCTTGGCTTTGGTCGTTGCAGCGTACTCAGCAGGGCTGAGACTTTTGATCGCAGCTTCTGGAAGGTATCTTTCACCTGTTTTACTAGACGGTTTTCCACTTTTGGTTCTCCATTTCTGGTCACCCCAGTCTTTGAGGGATTTCTGAGGCGCTTTCAATCTCGGTAACCCCCGCCAGCCGCCTTGTAGCGTTTGGCCATTACCTGTGCTTTTCTGGCGCTCCATTGCCCTGCACCCGTGCCAACGATTGCCGCAGCTTTGACGCTGTTAAAAATACGTTTGCGCAAGCTAGGCTTGGTGTAGTTACCAGCCTCATTCACCTTAGACTTTACCTTGCCACCCTCTTTGTACTGGGTGAAATCAGTGT